GGGTTTTGTTACCCCTGCAACCCCCTTGGCTACAACTTTTTGCGTTACGCTTTGCTTTTAACCCAATTTCAATAAGACATGAAACTTCAAATCACTTACCTAAAGACCAACGACCTGCTACCTTACGCAGGCAACTCCCGCACCCACTCGGACGAGCAGGTGAACCAGATCGCCGCTTCGATTAAAGAGTTCGGCTTCGCCGCCCCCATCTGCGTCGCCGAGGGCACGATCCTTGCCGGCCACGGGCGCGTTATGGCCGCTCGGAAGCTCGGCCTGGAGGAAGTTCCCACCGTGGACCTCTCCCACCTGACGCCGGCCCAGCGTCGGCAATACGTGGTAACCGACAACAAGCTCGCCCTCAATGCCGGCTGGGACGAGGAGATGCTTGCCGCCGAGATCGCGCTGATGGCCGAGGAGGGCAGCGACCTGGACGTGCTCGGCTTTACGGCTGATGAGCTAGCGGAGATCCAAGCCGAGACGACAGAAGCCGAGACCGATCCTGACGAGACGCCTGAAGCTCCAGTGCAGCCGGCCAGCGTTCTTGGAGACGTTTGGGTGATGGGCAACCACAGAATAATCTGCGGAGATTGCACCAATCCTTCCAATCCGGCCTACGTCGATGTGGCCGTCACCCGTTGGCAGAACTTCACCGGCAAGCAGGCGATTAACGAAGCCACCGGCAAAACCTTTGACGAGACGAAGGCCAAGATGGAAGGCGCGAAGAAATGAGCGGCCCCGACAAAACCAAGGGTGTCGGCGTGACCACGCTGGCCAAGGTCTTCGACCTCACCCCCATGCGAGTACAGCAACTCGCCAGCGCGGGCGTGATCGTGAAGGTCGGTCACGGCACCTACGCGCTGATGGACTCGGTGCGTGGCTACGTTAAGTTCCTGCGCGAGCGCGCCGACCGCACTGGCGGCAGCAAGGAGCTTGCCGAGGTCAAGCGCCTCATCGCTCTTGAGGATTTGAAGATGAAGCAGCGCGAGAACTCGGTGCGCGACAAGGACGTCGTGGCCGCCGAGGAGATCCGCGCAATGGTCACGCTCGCCACCGCCAAGTGGGGCAGCATCCTTGCAACCAAGCTGGAGACCGAAGCGCCGGCGCGGCTGGTCGGCAAAGACTCCGCCGAGATGCGCGAAGAGATGCGCGCCGTAGTCGCCGAGCTGAGCGCAATTAGCCGCACGCTTTTTGTGGGCGAGATCGCGCCCGAGATCATGGCCGGCGAAGACGAGCAGACCCAGAAAGACGAAGCCGCTGCCATGGAAGAACTCAACACCGAGGACGAGACCACCGAGGACGAGACCACCGAGGCCGATGCTTAGGATTCCTCAACCGCTGGCCGACGCTTGGGGCATCCCGGCGCGTGATACCCGCCCCATCTACGAGTGGGCGCGTGACCACGTTGCCGACATCCCCGGCTCGCCGATTCGCGGTCGCTTCGACATCCGCAACTCCCCGTGGCTCAAGCGCCCGTTTGAAACGCTCACCGACCCGCTCTGCCGCCACACCACGCTCATCGCTCCGGTGCAGACCGGCAAGACCTTGCTCGCCGAGTTGGCCGTCGCCTACCGCCTCGCCAACGACCCCGGTCCCTGCTCCTTCACTTTCCAGTCCGACGAGATGGCCGCGATGGAAGCCAAAACCCGCCTGATGCCGCTGCTTGACTCCATTGAGTGCGTCGCCCGCCTGCTCCCTCGCCCAGGCCCACTCCGCACCCAGCAAGAGATCTTCTTGGGCAATCAGTTCCTCGTGCTTAACTCGGCCAACCTCGCGCACCAGCAAAGCCAATCCATCCGCTTCAAAATCAACGACGAGCTCTGGTTCCCTCGCTGGGCCGAGATCTACCCGCACGCCCTCGCCCGCGTCTCCGCTTTTGAGGCCCAAGGCATCTCCCACATCCTTGACATCTCCCAAGGCGGCACCGAAGGCGACACCGCTTGGACTAGTTTTGAAGGCGGCACCAAAGAAGTCTGGCACGCCGACTGCGCTGGCTGCGCCAAACCCATGCCGCTGAAGTTCCAATGCACCCGCACCGATGGTGGGCGCGCTGGCGTGGTATGGGATGCGAAGGCGAAGCGCGACGACGGCACCTTCGATGTTGCACTTGCCGCAGCATCGGTGCGCTTCGTCTGCCCTCATTGCGGCCACGAGCACCCCGACACCGACCGCACCCGCCACCAGTGGCGCACGACGGGCCGCTACGTCACACCCACCGGAGAGCCCCCCGCCCGTCGCCGCGTGAGCTTCACCTACGACGCCGTGGTCGCGCTGCCAATGGAAACCCTTGCCGCTCAATTCTGCGCTGCCGAGAACGTGTTTGCCAAGATGGGTGACGAGACCGAGCGGCGCAATTTTAAGCAAAAGAAGGAAGCCGGCTTCTGGACCATCGAGCGCAACGTGATCAAGCTCGGCGACCGCAAGCCCTCCGGCTACACCACCCAGACCCACCGAGACGCACCGCTGTCTGGCGAGATCGCCCGCGTGATGACCTGCGACAAGCAGCAGGCCGGATGGTGGGTGGAGATCGGCGCGTGGACGCCCGAGCCCACCTACCGCCAGCTTTACTTTGGCAAAGTCGAAACCCGCGATATGCTGCGCGAACTCCAGCGCATCTACGGCGTGAAGGATTACGCGGTCGGTCAGGATCGCGGCTACATGCCGAGCGAGGTGGACCGCGACTCGGTGGCGTTCGGTTGGAGCGGCATCCAAGGCGCAAAGACCAAGGGCAAGCGATGGCCGATGCGCGCCCACGACGGCAGCATGATCCTGACGCCCATCTCCGACACCCTCTTCGCAACGGTCGGCAACGACCAGACCGCACCCTACATTGAGTTTGACGGCGAGTGGGCCAAGGACGTCCTTTCCGCCAGCCTCTCCGGTCGCGGCTTTCCCTACCTGCTCCCCGACGACCATAACCCACTCTGGCCTGAGCAGGTGAAGAGCGAGGAGAAGCGCGAGGTGCGTCCTGGCGTTTGGCATTGGATCGAGGTGAAGCAGAACAACAACCACGCCCTCGACACCGCCTCCATGCAGATCGCGGTTGCCATGGCTCGTGGTATTCTGCGGAGCCCTGCGTAATCCTGCAAAAAGAATCTTTGAAATAGTGCTTGCAAACAATAAAATGGCGTGAATGCTCTTACACATAAACAACGCAATCACCGCCCGCCTCTTGTTAGGCTCAGTCTTCTTTTTCGGTGCCTCTGCTGGTTTCATGGCTTCATATATTCTAGCCAAGCGAGAAATACGCCGATTAAAAGCAAGACGGTTCCGATGACTAGGAGTAGTCGTAACTTTTTCCGACTAATCAGATCACAAGCCCACCCGCAACGGTGGGCTTTTTTGTGTCCACTTTTTACGCTCGCCCGCCTAGTGCGGGTTTAGGTTCCCGTGTTTTGTGTAGCTACCGTTCACCGTCCGAAGCGATGCGGCGCGGCTAGTCCCCATTTGGGGTTTCATCACAGCGCAGGCGGGGGCGCTGGCAATCGCCTCACCCCGCCACTTTTTACGATGCGAGCCATTGGTAATGGCTACCGTGTCCAATTTCTGCACCCAGTTTGCGACCCTCGACAACCGCATTGATGCGGCCGAGGGCGTGATCTACGGCGTTGCAGTCATCACCAAAGGCCCAGCCCTAGGCCACGGGATGATAGTGGACGACACGACCCTCGCTGGCGTGGTCGCCCAGGCCAACACCTACGAAGGCGGAATGAAGGTGAAGCTCGACCACACCGACTCCGCCGGTGCCATCGTCGGTTACCTTCGCAATTTCCGCATTGAGGGCGACGCCGTGCGCGCCGACCTGACCCTGCTCAAGTCCTCTCCCCACCGCGACTACGTGCTGGAGATCGCCTCGACCATTCCCGACACGTTCGGGCTCTCCATCTCATTTTCCGGCGCCGACGAAAAGATTGGCGACCACGTGTTTGCCCGCTGCACGGAGATCTACTCCGCCGACATCGTGAGCGAGCCCGCCGCAAACCCTTCCGGCCTATTTCAGGCCGGCGATACCCAACCCACCTCCCCCCTACAAATGACTCCCGAAGAGATCCAGGCAGCGATTGCTGCCGCCCTCGCCCCCCTGGCCGAGAAAATCGCGGCCCTTGAAGCCGCCACCGCAGTCGATACGACTGCTGACGCCGTAGAAATGTCCAACGCCGACAAGGCCAAGGTCCAAATTGCCGCCAAAGAAGCCGCGCTCTCCGTGCTGCGCGAGTTCTCGGCCAATCTCCCTGCTCCGGTTAAGTTCTCCGCTCCTGCGGTCGAGCCCATCGCCGAAAGCTTTGAGAGCATCGTCCGCGCCCTCAAGGCCGGCGGCACCAAACATAACGACGCCGTGCGTAAGACTCAGGCCGAGAAGCCCGAGCTTTATGCCACCTACCTTTCCCGCGCCCAAAAGGGCGAGGTGATTCTGTTCTAACCCAAATCCATCCATCCCATGTCCACCCTATATTCAGGCAACGGCACGTTCGTCGCTAACACCACCGTTACCGCTTTCCGCGCCGTGGTGCTGTCCAGCAATGGCGGCATCACCCTCAACTCCGGCTCCACCAAGCCGGACGGTTTCGCTCTGACCGACGCCGCCTCTGGCGATTACGTTTCGGTCAAGTTCCTCCACAACCCCGGCACCCAGAAGGGCGCGCTCTCCGCTTCCCCGATCACCATCGGTGACGTGGTTTACGCCGCCAACGCTGGCAACGTTTCGCCCACCGGCACCGTCGCCATAGGCAAGTCTTTAACCACTTCTGCCGTTACCGGCACGGTGATCGAGTTCATCGCTAACACCCTCTAATAACTACCCATCATGTATTCAAATTCAAATGCCATTTACCGCGCCGAGTTGGCCGGTCACGTTTTCGAGACCGAAGGCTGGGAGAAGAACCTCATTGGCACGCTCGCGCTGCCCGTTGTCGAGGTTGCACTTCCCGAAGGTCAATATCCTAAGTTCCAGAAACAACAGGGCCAGCTGCTCAAGACCGAGGTTAAGGCCCGTGCGCCTTACTCCGGCTTTGCTCGCGGCACCTCGTCTTTTGTTCAGGACACCTACGCGTGTCTTGAATACGGTTATGAGCAAGCTGTTGATGACACCATCCGCCTCAAAAACGCCACGTTCTTTGATAGCGAGGTCATCGCCACCCGCCTTGCTCGCCGCAAGCTCCTCCTTGCTCACGAGCTGCGTGCTGCTGCAGTGCTGTTCAATGCCACTACCTTCACCAGCACCAACTCGGCCACCGCTTACACCACGGCCAACATCGCCACGTTCGATGTCGGCAATGACGTCGATGATGCCAAGGATCGTCTGATCAGCAAGGGCGAGACCGCGAACACCGTCGTCATCCCCTATCAGGTCGCCACCCGTCTCCGCGCTTCCACGAAATTCCAGAACCGCGCTCGCGGTGCAGGTGTTTCAAGCGATTCTATCCTAAACCTTGATGCGTCCGCCATGGCCGACGTGTTCGGTGTGGATCGCGTCCTCATCGGTCGCGCCGCTTATGATGGTGCCGGCGAAGGTATCGCGTTCTCCAGCTCCCTGATCTGGTCTAACAGCTACATCTGGGTGGGTAATGTCGGCACTAGCCTCCTTGATGGCGGCGCCGCCTACACCCTCAACTGGTCGCAGTATGGCACCGTCCTCAACGTCGAGACCTACCGTGACGAACCGATCAAGTCGGACATCGTTCGCGCCGCGCACTCGACCGCCGAAAAGGTTGTCAATTCCGCCGCCGGCGAAATTATTGCAACGCAGTATTCCTAAGCCATAAGCGCTTAGTTCTGAGCCCACCCTTTCACCGGGGTGGGCTTTTTTGGGCATGAGCGATTACTCACAGCACGGCGAGCAAGCAGTCATCGTTGCCCACTGCGGCGCACTTGGCGTGTTCCTCGACATCGGAGCTAACGACGGCGTGACGTTCTCCAACACCCGCGCCCTCGTCGATCTGGGCTGGCGAGGCGTCTACGTTGAGCCCGGGGCCGCAGCGTTCGCCAAGCTCAAGCAGAACCTCCCCAACGCCTGCGCCTATCAGGTCGCCGTGTCGGATCAGGACGGAGATGCAACGTTCCACGAGTCCGATGCCAACAGCCGGCATATGGTTTCGTCGCTAGTCGAGTCCGAGCGGCAGAAATGGAGCTGCTACACCTTTGCCGAGGTTCAGGTTGAGACCGTGACCGTCGCAAGCCTGCTCAAGCGCGCCGAACTTTCGCGGGTGGATTTTCTGAGCATCGACGCCGAAGGATTGGACCTCCTGATCTTCCGCCAATTCGATTTATCCGTTTTCGGCGTGCGGCTGGTTTGCGTGGAGCACAACGGCAGCGACATCGCTCCGTTCGATGCCCACGCCGCCAGCCACGGCATGAAGCGGATATTCAACAATGCGGCTAATTGTATCTACGCACGACTATGAGCGACTTCGACCTTACCCAACTAGAGACCGACATGGCGGCCATCTGCTCCACCACCTATTCCGGAGAAGCCTTCGTCGTCGGTGGCGTGACTTACTCTGGCGTGTTTGGCCAAACCGACCAGCAGTTCGGTTTTGAGATCGTCGGCAACCGCACCGATGCGACCGTCAGCCTGGCATTCAGCCGGGGCGTTTACACCCCCACGATCAACGCGCTGGTTTACCGCCCCTTCGACTCGACCACCTACCGCATCACCGACTTCAAGCCGGATCTGCAAGCCTACGACTGCACGCTCAACAAGCGCCTCGCGTGAATCTGAATATTGACCTCAATACAGCCGAGTTTCGCATGGCCGCGCAGCGGGCGGTGCGTGAGCTACGAGCCAATTCTACCGAGTTAATCCGAGAAGAGGCACGGCTTTTTATCGGCGAGTTCATGAAGCTCACGCCACCATTTGCAAAAGGTAATTACGGAAAAAGCCTTGGAAATAGCGCTGACTTTGAGGCAGGGAAAAAACTTATCACGCATGACCTTGCGCAGATCGCGGGACACGCCGAGGAAAACTACCTCCAGTTCGTCGTTGATACGTTTGGCGGCGCCACTCAAATCCGGCAGCAGTTCTTCAAGAAAGGCACAAAGAAGCCATACCTGATTGATTGGGATAAAGTTGCTTTTACAACCGGAGAATTAAGCAAATTTCATCGCAGTAAGATGGATAAGCGCGGACGCCCGCCGAACCACTACAAGATGGGCGACAAGTCCTACGGCAGAGCGGACAACAACGTCGGACGATGGGTGGCGAAGGAGAAGCTTATGGTTCCAAACGAGGTTTATTCACGATATTTGGCGGACCTCATTTATAATGTTGGAGCTGCCAAGGCCACATTTAATGCCGCAGCCATGATTTTAGGCATGAAGCGCATACCTCCTTGGGTAAAGCGACATGGTGATCTTGGTTCATATTCAGAAGAGGGTAGCGGAGAAACTTTTGCCGTCACTCTAGGCGGAAGATCACATGTTCCTGGCGCACAGGGAGCAGCCAATATGGCCATTGCAATTCGAGGAAAGAAACTCACCGCCGAAATCCAGCGCTTGCTCAAATCCTTTGCCTCCACCGGCAAGATCCTGACTCGCCGCAGATCCTTTAATTCCGAATAATTTATGCCCACCCAATACGACATTACCGACATGGTAAAGGACGCCGTGAAAACCGTCCTTGCCGCCGGTCAAAACTACGTCCCCACCGCCGCCATCCGCACCAACCGCAGCGACATCGCTGCGGTCGCCCCGCGCATTGATGTCACGGTCACCGGCGTCAGCCGCGCCAGCGAGCAGATGGCATCTGCCAACGGCGCGTTCTTCTTCAACCATTTTGAGGTTGGGGTGGACATTGCCATCGTCTCCGACCGCGCAGGCGACGGGGCCGCGCAGCACGATCTCATCCTCCAACGCGTGCGCTACCTGATGAGCCGCGAGGCGCAGTCGTTTGTCTCTCCGGTGGTCACGCTCTTCGAGCCGCTCGACATCGTGGAGTCGGGCGAAAGCCACGAGGTCACCGAAGAGACTCGCGAAGACACTTCGACCGTTTCCTATCGCCTCCCCATCGGTCTGCTCGGCTCCGGCTACACCGTGCCAACCTCCGGCACGCTGGTCTGATTTTTTACGAATCGGCCATGGGTAACATGGCCATCCCATATCTTACCACCGCTACTCTTCCCTACGGCTCCCGCGTTCTTACTTTGAGCGCAGTTGGCTACATCGCCAACAGCTTCTCCACCTCCACCGGACTGCAAGTCATCGACCGCCAGGATGAGGTCGGCGCGCCTAATGGTGCAGTTGGCATCCGCCAGCCGATCACCGGCTCGGCTTCGCTCCAGCTCGCCACCACCTCCACGTCCTATCCGGCAGCAGGCGACCAGTTCGCTGCGAATTCGGTGACCTTCTTTATCACCGAGGTCTCGAAGCCCGAGTCCCAGAACGGTTTTAAGATGGTCGATATTACCTTCCGCGAATCCGTTTAAGGGCGTGAAACCCCGTGGACTCCACCGCTCTATGGGCTGAAAAATACTTCCCTCGCTGGCACGCAATGCAGGCGAGGGAGAACGCGCTGCGCGAGCAGGCGTTCATTGAGTGGAGTTCGGTGGTCTGCGGCGAGCGCATCCGCCAGATGACCCTCGGCGATATGCTGATGCTGCAAGGTCTCGGAAATCCCTACGTCGCCGGCGACGCCTACCCCGAGGCCGTGGACGTGATGCAGTTTCTCTGGGTGCTCTCGGTCGAGAATAAGGGCAGTCGGCTTCGCAAGTGGTATCAGCGCCGCAAGCTGATCCAGAGAGTGGCTCAAATCAAAGCCGTGGACCCGCTGGCGGAGTGCGGCACGCAAATTGACTCCTACATGGCCGACGCATTCCAAGACGCGCCAAAGGGCAGCAAGTCCGACCGCCGGCCCCTCGGCGTGTGCTTCATGGCCTCCATGCTCACCAGGCTGGCTTCTGCGCTCGGTCCCCACGATCCCGCCACCGGCGAGGTCTGGGCTCGCTCCCCGCTCGCCCGCATTTTCCAATATCTCAAAGCCATCCGGGCCAACGAAGCCGAGGGTGAGTTTAAGGATTCGTCGCCATCCGACAAGGTGATGAGCGACTGGCTCGAAGAGATCAACCGCCCCGCTGCCGCTTAACTTTTACCCATGGCCTTCTTCTCAGAAATCAAAGCACGCCTCGGGCTCGACATCACTCCGTTTGAAAAGGGTTTGTCGCAGGCGCAGGGCTCGATTGGTAAAGTGGTGGGCGGTGCGGCTGGCAAGCTGGGCAATTTTAAGACGCTCGGCACTACCCTTGCAACTGCGATGGGTCTTAATCTTGAAAGCATCGCTGAAGGTCTAGCCCGCTTTGTCATAGGCTTTAGCAAGGCACAGGAGTCTGCGCTGCTTAAACTTGTTGAGACCTCCAAGGCTGCGGCGGATGAATTAGCTCAACTGGCTTTTAAAAAACAAGGAGGCGACGACCCAGAAAAACGAATTGTATTGCTTAAAAGGGAAGTTATATCAACAGAAGCAGTAGCTAAAGTAAGAAAGACCCTTAATTTTTCTCAAGTGGCTTCAATTATGAAGGAACAGATTCTTCAAAAAGGCACTATACTTGGAACGATTGCAGGCATCGCCAAAATAAGCGCGGAAAACGATGCAATGGCCGCAGATGCTGCGGATAACCGAGACAAAATGGGTAAAGCCTCAAGAGGAATAATATCCGCACAAACAGAAATTAAGGACGCTGCGGCAAAGAAAGAAAAGGAAGACGCAAAGGAGATTGACGCAATTACCAAAGCAACCGACAAAGTGCGCGAAGATGCGCTTAATGAAACACTTACTCTTGAACAGCAAATACTGGCCGCAAAATCGAAGGTATACGACTTAGAGCTAGATGTAAATGAATCTCAAGAAGGTAGTGTTGATCAAGCAAAGGCCGGATTAGCGCTTGAACAAGAAAAGCATAATTTGGCTAAACTAGAGCGGGAGCAATCTGATAAACGTGCCGCCGCCGAACAAAAACACACCGACGAACTTAATGCCCAGGTAACGAAACTTAAAGAGCAAAAGACGACCATTGAGCAGACGCTGGCTGCGCAGGCCAAGGCATCGCTCTTGCCGTCCATGGCCGATGTCGTCTCAGGCAAGCGCAACATTGGCGGCGTTGCTCGTGCTCGCGCCACCCAACTTGAACGAGATCGTGCCAGCGCCCTTGACCTTGCGGACGCCGAGCAGCGGGCGCGTGAGGAGCTTGCGTCTGGAATAAAAACAGGAGGCATTTACAATTCAGGAGGAATTAGCTCAGTAAAAATGGATTCCATCGGAGGCATTTCTTCAATGTTGGGCGAAGATCCACTTGGAAAAGGCCGTCGTATCCGCAGTGAGCTTGACCAGACACGTTCCAGAATTACCACCAACGAGAATCTTCTCGGCTCCCGCATCTCCGATGCCAACCCCAACGCGGCAATGGAAAAAGAGTTACTGGAAATTAAGACTCAACTCCGAATTCTTAACACCGACACCCTTTCCCCACAAAAAATAAAATGAGCGTTACCTCCGTTACCTTTTACCCCGGCGCCGGCGTGGCCTTTACTGCCGTCGCCACCGTTGGCCCGATGGAGTGGCAAGCACCGTTTCCCGGTGTTACCGACAAGGTTTTATTCCGCCAGACCTTTCAGCAGGACATCTCCAGCTGGTCTGCGTTGGCGATGAGTTCCGCCTACACCGGCGCTGGCTACACCAATTTCGTCCTGGTGCGAGAGTCTGATTTTAAACCCATCGGTGGTGGCCAGCACCAGTGGAGCCGTTACTACGCAATTACGCCGGCGGAGCGCGTGGAATACACGACCATCGCAGCGCAATTCCCAGGCTATCAAAACATCCGAGATCCAATCAACGCAAGCAGCTTGGCCAAGATCACGATGGAGTATTTCTTGATCAATAGCTCAGCCAGCATTCCAAGCCTAGCAAATGCCACAGTCGTCACTTTTTCA